TTCTTCATGTTCATGCTTTTCCACCTATCATTGGGATATTAAAGAAACTACCGTCTGTATCGCCCGCTTGAGTAAAGCTGATATGGCAATGATGATTGTGCTTATTAGCCCCATCGTAAGGACGCCAAGCCCAAGCCTTCTTAGACGATGCGATTCTTCCATCGAAGATGACATAAGAGATTCTCTTATCGCCAGCTCTAGCACAGAGTCGTATCTGATCTGCAAGGTTAGGCATGAGGTCTGGCTTGGCTTTACCAGATAAATCCCTGTCAACGTCAATCGCTCGTACGACACCTGTTGCATCAGGATTGTGGTCAGAAACACCTGCTTGATGACGTGTGTCGCCAATCCAGCCGTCTGAGGTGCGATCTCTATCTGGGTAACTATCATCGACTTGAAGCCTTAACTGTTGCCCTGCTGTGCATAACTTGGGAGTCATGCCAATAGAATTGACTTTAGTTCATCTACGGTCAAGCCAAAAACTGCCAATTTTTCTTCGATGGTTGATTGCGCAGTAATTGACTTACCCTCATGGCTTTTTACAACTGTCTCAACGGCAGCAAAATCTTTCTCAGCAATATCTAAGAACAACTGTCCCTCACCGTCAATGAACGGAGGCTCAGAAATCTTAATTCCAGCTGCATTTAATTCTTTGAGCAACTGAGTACCATTCAAGTTTGTTGGTTTAGTAAATTTAATCATTATTATGCTCCTAAATATGCTGCTGAGAATGAAGTCTTTGACTCACCTGTAATAGAAGTCAAAGTACTGCCGGAGTCCTGATATACATAAATTTCAAAGTAATCTCCAACCGCGGCATCTACAATGGCAGAAGCGCCAAATTGAGAATCCAAAGACATACCTGTATTTATAACTCTGGTCATGACTCTGATGTCTGACCCATTTTTTGTCATTTTCATCTGCCGAGTTCCAATGACGTTTGAAAAGCCACAAGCGGCTGTGAATAAATACTTTCCTGCTTTCCCAGCAGGTATTGTTATTCGGCTAGTATTGGAAGATGTGCTGTGATAAGCATCAGTATCAAAAGATTCAGTATCAAAAGCAATAACTGTATTTGAACCATTTGAAAAACTTGTGCCAGTTGTTTGATATAGGTAGCAACCAGCAAAAGTTGAACCACCTGCGGCTGCCGCCCATTTAAGACCAGTTGCGGCTGTTGAATCTGCTGTAAGAATTTGACCGTTGGTGCCAACGCCTAGACGTGTGTTTGTGGTCGAATACGTGTAAAGGTCGCCTTTGGTTGTCAAAGGTGAACTTCCTGTATCAACTGCCACCCATGCTGATCCGCTGTAATACTCGGTTGAGTTAGTTCCCTTGAGGAATGAAATCATGCCCTGTTGCGGACTTGCAATAGCGGCTGTACGAGCTGCTGAATCTGCAAAGACCATGACAGTCTGGCTCATTAAGTAGCCGTTAGTATCGGCTGCGGTCAGGATATCTCCTGTCGCAAAAGTCTTAAATCCTTGTCCTGCTGCCATGGTTCTCCTAGTAACTTAATGTATTGGTGCCGATTATACCGTAATACGAGCTTCCAACCACAAAACCATCGGCTATTGGTTCCAGAGTTGTAATAGTGCACATCATCTTGCTTGGGCTGATATCCCACTTGACGCCCTGATATTGCAGGTTTTTAACAATAATCGAGCCGTCTGGCTGGATATTGGTTATGAGCAAGTTATCAAAAAAATCCAGACCAATCATCGTGTCGGTTGGTACTGCTGTATCCAGCAAGTCCACAACCATCTCGTCAATGCGGATATCGGTTGCCTGTCGTGTCGCAACATATTCCAGAGCAATGTTATTGACAATGGTATCTGTCTCAGCTACAAGGTCGGTCTGGGTAATGCTGTGTGGGAAGTATTTATCTATCGAGCCTTGGTTTGAGGCTACCTGTGTTGATCCACCAACTCGAGCAAAATTGGCTTGGTTGATGATGAGCTTGTCATCGAAGGAGAACTTAAGGTTACGGTAAGGAATCCCGCCAGTTTGATTAAAAGCTACTGGTGTCTTGGATAGCGAATTCATAACGTCTGTACGATTTTTGAATATGGCTTGACCAGTACCGTCCATATAAAAAGCGCCAGTTTCAGAAAAAGCTGCGTTAAGCGCCGCGGCAAGGCTAGTTCTGGAAGTGGAAGGATCAACTACGCAAGTATTTAAGCCAGTTGAATAAGTACGCATTGAAGAAGGGAAAGACACTTGATCAAGAATAGAATTCCATCGAGCAGATGTAGTCTGCCCTGCTGTGCCGCCTGAGACAGTAGTGATGTTAGCCATTTGAAATAGACGGAATCCATCTGTGCATGAAATATCAACGAATCCTGTGTCTTGATTGACTGGGTAAGTATATTTATAGTCTGTGACATATCCAGAAAATAAAAATTTTTGAGTAGTTGCCGTTGTAGCAGCTACACGAATTTTGCGCAATGGAGCAAGATAGCCATAATATGGAGAAGCTGTATTCTGCGGATTAAAATAAGATTGAGGGTCTAATACACGGACTACGCATGTGCCAGCCTCGTACTGGTCGCGTTGGATATTACGACCTCGAGTAATTGAAATCTGATATACGTTAGGAGTTAAATCAACTACTGGTTCTCCACCGCTGGTCTCTGCTGCTAATTTTCCTGTGCCAAGTAACCCGAATTTAGCATCTCCAATTACTAAACCTTGAAACGCAAAAGTAGCTCCTGCGGAATAATCAAAGGAAACCGATATTTGTGCTGGTAGCGCCATTAGCCGAACATTCCAGCGATGCGACCAATCTGGCTAGGTGATCCAGAAAGGCTTGCTAATTGAGTTCCGTTCTGAATCTGCTGGATTAGTTCTTGTTCTTTGATAACCGAACCTTGCACAACTACGTTAATCACTGGTTGATTGCCGGCATTAGGATTGTATGAAAGTCCAGTATTTTGGTTATATGAAATCATCTGTTCTGACGCACTAGCGTTTGTGCTTGGAATTATTGGAGTTACAGCAGAAGGATTGGTTGGGTTAATTCCAGTTACCGCCGATGATCCAGAAACGGTAGCTACGCTAAGAGCGGCTGCTTTCATGGCTAGCCCATTGAGGTAGCCATCGAGGTATTGAAAAGGGTTCTTGGCATCTGGAAGGCTTGCTAGAAGCCTAGACAGGTTGCCTGTTGAATCCTGCGCTTTAAGAATCTGCTCTGTTAGTTGCTTTGCTACGGCGTCGTTACCATTAAGTAAGGCTAATTGAGCCTCTACGCGAAGTTTCTCTTCATCTGACAACTTGCCTTTAAGGGCTGCAACAAGTTCAATCTGCTGTAAATCAAAGACCGAGCCTGCCTTTTTAAGGTCTACTTGTTTCTTAAGTTCTGCTGTGTTTTTGGCGGTGGTTTTTGCTAAATCTTTGGCGCGTTGTTTTGCTGCCGCTTCTGCTTTAACTGCTGCTGCCGCGTTCTTGGCTCGAGTTACTGCATCTGTGCTGCCAGCATAATCGCCGTAACCAGTTGCTTTAGAAGCTGCACCAGCCTGAATAAATGGATTAACAACAGCCCCAGCAACTTTTCCTACAAGTTTAAGCATAAGTCCAGCTAGTTGTAAAAGTTGTTTAATAACTGGCATATTAGCCAAGTCTCTAAATCCTATTGCTAAGCCTCTGAAGAAGTCTGCGATATTGGTTGCTAACTTGCTTATCTGTGCGCTGAGATTTGTAATACCTGTGCCGCCTGTAAGCGTCTTAAAAGCATCTACTAATCCGCTACCAATGGTTTCTTCTGCCTCTTTGGCTGCGTTAGTAATAAGACCAAACTGTCCTGCAACTGTAGCAAGATCAGCTTTACCTGCGCCAGCAAAGCTGCGGTTAAAAGCTGAAAGGACTTTATCAAAAGAAGCGGTTTTAAGTTCTGCCGCACTAATTCCCAAAGCGTACTTTTTAAGACCTTTATTGTTACCCACAAAAGCGTTGCTTAAATCAAGTGCGACGGTAGCCATGTCAACCGAACTGCCCTTTGATATATCTATGGCAGTTGTAAGTAACTTCTGGCTTTCAATAACTGAGCCAGTAGTCTGCAATAACTTCTGCATGGCTGGACGCAGGTCGTCATCTGCCACACCTGTTGCTAAAGATAATTTCTCAACAAACTTTTGAATGTCTGTGTTGGCGTAAGCAAGCCCAAGGTTTTTAACTGTGTTGGTAAGTTGAGCGGCTGCTTTCTGATCGTCCATAAAAGCCTTGACTGTAACTTTGCCAAAAGCTACTACGGCTGCAGTTCCAAGGCTTACGCCTAATGTTGCACCTAAACCTTTGGCGGACTTGTTTAACCTGCCAAGGGCGGACTCAGCTTGCTTAAAGCCTTTTGCATCGAGTTTTGAACCAATAACAATATCTGGAAATGCCATTATGCGGCTCTCCTAAATCTTTTGGTTTCGTTTCGTGCGTAGAATTGTGTGGTGGCTTTGTCAATGGCTTTCATTACTGCGCTTTCTGCAACGCCCTTGCTGTCTCGCCAAGCGCGGTAGATAAGTCGTCCGCGACCCTTATGGCTTGAGATTAACTCCGGAAGGTTGTTAATGAATTGCTGACCAGCTTGAGGGTTGACGGATCGCGAGACGCCTTTACCTGTGCCACCAGCATTACGACCTACCCAGACTTGACCCTGTGGGTTCTTGCGTCCGGCTGTTTCGTAAATTGCGCCTACGGCTGACTTGTTAATAATACGCGCCATCGAGGTAAATCCATTGGCATTGCGCTGGCTTACCTTGGTTGTGTATGTAATCCCATTTTTAATAGTTGTGGGATTCCAAAATGGAAAAGTAGCCTCAGAAAAAGAACGTGCAGCCCAATGACTCATAGGTGTTTGGTCTGGAACAAAAGACTTTGCTTTAGCAACTACTGGCTTTAGGGCTGTACGGATTTCTTTCTGTAAAGCCTTTTCAAGGTCGGGTGCAAAAGTGCGAAGTGCTTTGCGAAGTTCAGAGTTACCTCTTATTTCTACGGCTAGCATCTTCCCTCGCTTTCGCTATGTCCTTTAATAGTTGGACATGATATTTGAACGCCATTGGAGATAATTCCACAATGGTGTTGAACGGAACTCTAAACTCATAACTCAAACGAGTTGCAAGATAGGTGACAGAGTTCCGATCTATACTAAAGGGTCTGAGTCTAAGACCTCAACTGTCTTGAGAGTCTCAAGGAACTTTTCCCCAAAAGGTTGAACCGTTGCACCTGAACGTCGAATTGACTCCCAGCACAGCCAGTAAATATCTGACTGCTTCTGGTCTTCGATAAGAGCTTTGTGAAAGCCCTTTTTGGCGTATTGCTCAAACGCGAACTCGATTAACGGACTAATCTCGTAATCAGTCACCTGATTGTCTGACGTTGTAACCCTTAACTTTGCCATGTTAGCCCCTTTGTTAGTTTTTTAGAATGAACCTGAAGTTGTTACAGCGATTGTACCTGACACGTTGAATGTCA